TGAACTGTTTGTCAAAGTTTACGGAACATCAGCTTCTACCTAAAACATAAAACCACATAGCCTTCCTTTACGGGAGGGCTATCTATTTTGTCTTTTAAAAATATGATTGATCGCAAACTAATCCTCGCAAATGCTCCATCTGTAATAGGGGAGCAAATACACATTAATCACACTATGTGTGAAGCAGGTGTAGATAACAAACGTAGGCTATACATCAAACGTATAGACAAGGGATTAGTTGCGTATTGTCATCACTGCAATCAATCTGGTTTTGCTTCAGATGGTGACGACAGATTATCTACCTGGATTAACAAACCTAGTGCAACTACAACTAGATTTAGCTCTAAACCAATACTTGCATCACTAACTACTGAAGGTAAAGTGTGGCTGCATACTAACTATTGCAATGTAGATGACTTCCAAGGTGTTATAGGCGAGAGACACAAAGTAGCTTTGACTCTACATAATCCTGAACAAGAAACTATTGGTTGGCAGGTTAGAAATCTTTTACCTAATGCTACACCTAAGTACATAACTCATTACATAGATAACAGCAACAGAGGTGATGCTGGCTGGTTTCATAAAAGCAGCAAGACGCTAGTCATAACTGAAGACTATCTCAGTGCTTACAGAGTACACAACGACACAGGCTTTAGCTCTGTGGCGTTACTAAGAACAATAGTCTCAGATAAAACATTAAGACAGATACACGAACTCAACTTTGAGTACGTAGTTATTTGGCTTGATCCCGATGAAGCAGGTATTGAAGGAGCAGCAAAAGCATACAAGAAACTAAATCATTTTCTTCCATCAGAAACAAAAATTATCCTGCTAGGTATGGATAAAGAACCCAAACAATGTACACCAGCAGAGCTGGAAAGCATACTCACTTAAAGGAAACAGATGGACTATGACGTTCTCTATCTTTGCTCTCAAAGCAAAGAGAACCTTGCAAAGTACAGGCGATATATCAAACCGCACGTAGTAGCCAAAGAAACAAACACCATCCTTGATGGGATGGACAAATACTACAAAACATTCCCAGGGGTTACAGACTTCAGTTGGGAATCTTTTTCTGCGTTCTTAATTGCAGATCAAAGCAAACGATTGACTGACGATGCTATTGTCAAGCTTCGCATGATGCTAACTAAAGCTAAAGCGTTTGTTCCACACCATGCTCACGAAGAAGTGGTTAAGACTCTTATCGAGTTGGACTACCTTGCTTTAATCATGGACGAATGTGAGAAGGTTAAAGAAGGCTCTAGTGATCTTGAGCACGTTCATATCATAGCTACCAATGCTCTTAGAGATGTGGAGAGATACATTGAAAAAGATGAGTTGTTTGTTTCTGCTGATTTATCTGTCATTGCAGATAGGATCAGTTCTTCTGGCTATGAGTGGAGACTGGACGTTCTCAATCGTTCTCTTGGTCCTCTACGCACAGGAAATTTTATTATTGTGGCAGCAAGAGTTGAGGTAGGTAAAACTACATTCCTTGCAAGCGAAGTTAGTTATCTTGCACAGCAACTACCTAAAGACAGACCAGTTGTATGGGTCAACAATGAAGAAGAATCTTCTGTTGTGTTCTTTCGTATTGTCCAAGCTGCTATTGGTAAAGAATCTAAAACAATCATTGCTGACTCTAAAACAGCTATGGAAGAATACACAGCTTTAATGGGTGGTAACAAAGACAAGATACGTGTTACTAAAGACATGAATCATGTTCGTGATCTTGAAACATTATTTAGAGAAGTTAACCCAGGGCTTATTGTCTTTGACCAACTTGACAAAGTTAATGGCTTTAAGTCTGAAGAGCGTGAGGACATCACACTTGGCAAGATTTACAAGTGGGCTAGGGAACTTGCAAGAACTTATGGCCCAGTTATTGCTGCATCACAGTTGTCTGCTTCAGCAGTAGATATGAAAGACCCTCCGTTTATTGGCTTAGATGCTCTGCGTGGTTCTAAGACTGACAAACCAGGTGAAGCAGATGCTGTTGTAACGCTAGGCAAGTACAAAGAACCCAAAACACCAGAAGAAGAAATGATCCGAACAATCAATGTTCCTAAGAACAAGCTCCCAGGTGGAGGCGTTAAGCACATGGAGTCACACCGACATGGGCAGTTCCTAGTAACAATTGATCCAATCAGAGCAAGATTTGAGTAGGAAATTAAAATGACTTCACCAACCTATCAAAGAGAACTTAAAAAAGCAGTAAGAAAAATGGACTTGATTACTGGACCCAAACCAATCTTCTGTGCTATTGATGTTGAAACAACTCTTAATGGCAACGAAGACGTAGGACTAGCTCATCCTATGCACCCAGACAACAAAGTCGTAGCTTATGGTATGTGTCTAAAATCACCACACACTACATATGATTATGATACGTTTGATCTTTACATAAACACTCTTGATAAAGAGACCATTCTTTGCGGGCATAACATTTCTTTTGATCTGATGTATCTGTACAAAGAAAGCACAGCCTTAAAGTACAAACTACAAACACACAAGATCTGGGACACACAACTAGCGGAGTACATCCTGTCTGGTCAACGTACCAAATTCTCTAGCTTAGACGAGCTATCAGTAAAGTATGGTCTGCCTATCAAAGACGATGGAATTAAAAAATATTTCCAAGCAGGGCTTGGCTCTGACAAGATTCCTCCTGAAGAACTAATCCCATACCTAGAACAAGACGTAGCTAACACCCGTACTATTGCTAAAAAACAATACGAACTAGCTGTTGCTAGTGAACAAATCTGGTTGATTGAAAGTCAAATGGAAGCTCTCCATGCAACAACAGAAATGATGTTTAATGGACTGCACATTGATAAAACAAAGCTGAGTGAATACACAGTTGAAGTTGTTAACGAATATGTTGAAGTCAAACTTGATCTAGAAGAGCTGGTCAAGAGCCGCATAGATGACATCAACAGTCCTAAACAATGGTCACAGTTTTTCTTTGGTGGTACTAAGAAAGTAAAAGTCAAAGAAGAAGTCGGCGTCTACAAGAATGGCAATACCAAGTACAAGCTTGTAGAAAAGAAAGTAGCTATCAAACCATTCATAGCCTACATTGCAGATCCAGAAAAAGTATCCGAAAAGACTGGTCAGATTTCAGTTGATGACTCAGTGCTTAACGATATGCTGGCTCATACATTTGATCCTGTAGCCATTGCAATTATCAACAAGCTTCTCAAGTATCGAGAGATGTCTAAACAGCTTTCTACCTATGTACAGGGGCTTAGCAAGCACATCATTGGTGACTTCATACACGGCAAGCTAAATCACACAGCAACAGTCACAGGTAGGCTATCTTCAACAAATCCTAACTTACAAAATATTAGTAATAACCCCATAAAACAAATCTTTACTTCTAGATATAATGGGAAAATTGTTGAGGTTGACTTTAATCAGTTAGAAGTTGTTGCTCTAGCCCATGTTACTAGAGACAAACAGTTGATAGCTGACATTTCAGGTGGAGCTGACATACATAGTGCTTTGTACAAAGATATGTTTGGCAGACTACCTACAAAAGAAGAGAGGAAACCATTCAAGTCTAGGACGTTCCAGTTGATCTACGGAGCAGGTGCTAAAGCTATCAGTAAACAAGCAGGGTGCAGTCTCGATGAGGCTAAGAAGTTTATTGATGTGTTCTACACACGCTATCCAGACGTAGCTAAATGGCACACAGAGTTTGCATCACAAGTTGAACTCAAGAGTGAATACTATCTAGATGAACATGGGTTCCGTGAAAAGATCAAGACGTATATTTTGCAAACAGAAACAGGAAGGAAGTTTTCTTTCAAAGAGTATTACAGCGATAGCTCTTGGTCTGCGAAGACCTACAACTTCAGTCCAACTGAGTTGAAGAACTATCCAATCCAAGGATTAGCCACTGGAGATATTGTCCCAATGATGTTGGGAGTTATCTTTAGAGAGCTAGTAGGCAGAGATGATGTGAAGATGGTTAACACCGTTCACGACTCTCTAATGTTCGATGTCCACGAAGATTCTGTGGAACCTTTTATAGAGGAGATAACAACTATTCTTAGAGATACAGACAGGTATTTCTTAGAAACATTTAGTACGCCATTGGCTCTAAAGCTCAATGCAGGAGCATCCTATGGCAACGATTGGTTTAACATGAAAGAAGTTTAATATGGCAATGATGACAGGTATTGTTCAAGCAATATCAACAAAAGACGTAAACACCAAGTTTGGTAACAAACCCACCTACTCATTCAAGATCAACGATATGTGGATCAAGTGTGGTTTTAAGAATCCAAATGTTCTGGTTGGCTATGAGGTTGAACTTGATGGTGTCTCAGGTACTTATGGTGTAGAAACCAAAAGTGTAAACATCTTAGGCAAATCAGCAGCACCTGCGCCAGCAGCAGCAACAGCAACCGCTGTAGCGGCTCCCAAAGCCGCCTACAGTGGGTACAAAGAAAAAGTGTTTCCCATCCCCGCACTCCACGGAGACAGAGCTATTGTTCGTCAGAATGCTCTAGCAAGAGCCACTGACATTTACATTGCTGCTCGTGGGGGTAAGCCCTTTGACCTTGAAGATACAACCCTTGATTTAATCATTAAATTTGCTCGTAAGTTTGAGGCTTATACAGCAGGGGATATTGACATGGCTGAAGCAATGCAAGAAGATAGTGACGAGCAGTTGCCACTGTGATTTTATGGAAGCCCTAAAAAGCTTCCATTTTTTTTTGTTTAAAGGAGAGATAGTATGGAAATAACAATGTACCCCAAACGTAAACCAGGTAGACCCAAAAAGGTAGTAGTTGTAAAAACTTCTTCTAAGTACAGATCAATTGGTTTAGAAGTTAATGTAGCTGACAAAATTGATGTTATTAAGAACAACCTTCACGCACAATTTGGATTTAAACCATCCTATTCAGATGTAGTTGGCTACTTATTAAAGCTGTCAGAAAACAAATGAGAGCACTGATAGACGGGGATATAGTTGTCTATCGAGGGGCTGCGTCAGCAGAGAAAGAAGAACAATGGGTAGCCCTGGCAAGGGCTGACCAGATGATTCAAGACATCCTTGCTGACACAGGATCAGACTCGTACAGTGTGTACTTAACAGGTACGGATAACTTCAGAAGAGAAATAGCTCCCAGCTACAAAGCCAATAGGCCAGATGAAAGACCAGCTCATTGGCAAGCAGTACGGGAGTTCCTAGTAACACAGCACAAAGCGGAGATATGCAATGGACATGAAGCAGACGATCAACTTGGTATTCAACAAGATAAAGAACGTGGGACAACAGTTATATGCAGCATTGATAAGGATCTACTTCAGAT